CGAACTTCGGCATGCCGGACAGCTACGTGATCGCCGAATCGACGGTGCAGGTGCATCACTCCCGGGTGCTTCGCTTCAACGGCGAAAAGCTGCCGTACTTCGCCTGGCTGCGGAATGGCATGTGGGACGACTCCGTCCTGCAGCACGTCATGGACAGCCTGATGAACTGCGACACGACGACGCAGGCCATCGCCACCATGATGTTCGAGTCGAACGTCGACGTGGTGAAGTCCGAAGGGCTTGCCGACGTCCTCGCCCGCAAGGATGGCGAAGCGGTGCTGACCAAGCGCTTCCAAGTGGCGGCGCTGCTGAAGAGCTTCAACCGCATGCTGCTGCTCGATGGTACCGAGAGCTACGAGAAGAAGCAGAACAGCTTCGCCAACCTCGACAAGGTCATCCAGCAGTTCATGGTCGACGTGTCCGGAGCCGCCGACATCCCCATGACGCGACTGTTCGGCACGTCAGCGACCGGCATGAACGCGACCGGCGACAACGACGTCCGCAACTACTACGACATGGTGTCGGCCAAGCAGGAGTCCGAGCTGCGCCCGCAGCTGGAGTACCTGTACGAGGTGCTGGTGCGCTCCGAGCTAGGGCACATGCCAGAGGACTTTCGGTTCGACTTCAACCCGCTGTGGCAGCTCTCCGAAACAGAGCAGGCGACCGTTGAGAAGACACGGGCAGAACGCGATCAGGTCTATCTCAATGCCGGCGTGGTCACCGAGGCACTGGTGGCCCGTGAGCTGAAGGAGCGCGGCACCTATCGCAACATGACCGACGACGACATCGAGCTGGTCGATGAGCTTTCCAAACCAATGGACGAGGAAGGCGTTGTCGGCAAGGCGCCTGGAAGCAATTCCAATCCCGATGAAGCCGAGCAGATCGCTGGCGTCGCCCAGGGCGGCAAGTCTGCGACGGAAGAACCGCCCGGGGGTGAGTGATGGCCCATGTCAAGCTGCGTCACATTGTTCGGGCGATGCCGCACGGTGCCGGGCTGCGGAAGCGGCGCGGCCGGCTGCTCAAGCCGGTCAAGCCATCCCACAAGGTGGAGCTCTGGTACAAGCAGCAGCTGCTCGCCGTCGTGGCCCAGCTCCGCAAGATCGCCAGGGAGGAACTGCTGCCCGAGCTGCGGATGCTTGAGCCGCTGTATTCGTCGGCATCCGATGGCATGGCCCGGGATCGGATGGGCTTCGCCGGACCCCAGATCGAGGCGCGCATCGGTGCGCTGAAACGCCGGTTTGGCGGTATCGCCGGTGTAGCGCAGCGACTCGCAGAGGCTGCGACGCGGCGCAGCCTGGAAGAGGCCGATGGTCGCCTGAAAGCCTCCGTGCAGGCATCCGCCGGCATCGACATCAGCGGTTTCCTGTCTCGGCAGGGGCCGATCCAGTCGGTTGTCGAGGCGGCCACGAAGGCGAACGTCGCGCTCATCAAGTCGATTCCAGAACAGCACTTCGACAAGCTGCAGGATGCCTTGTTGAAGAACATGGAGCGCGGCATGCGCTTCGAGGACCTGGCCAAGGAGATCGAGCGCATCGGCGACGTGACCGAGAGCCGCGCCAAGCTGATCGCCCGGGACCAGACCAGCAAGCTCAACGGAGCGATGACGCAAATCCGGCAGATGTCGCTCGGCATTGATCGCTACGTCTGGCAGACCTCCGGAGACGAACGGGTGCGCGATGCCCATGCAGACCTCGACGGTCTGGAATTCCGATGGTCGGACCCGCCTTCAGAAGGCCATCCAGGCGAGGCTGTGAATTGCCGCTGCGTCGCCATCCCGGTTTTCGACCTGGACGAGCCTGACGATTCGGGCGGCGTTGAGGCTGGCGCCATTTCCGCGCCAAGCAATGCGCTTTCTGTAGGCGCCGCCGCCGTGACGATAGCCGCGATGTTCGGCGAGATGACCGCGAAGGTGTATCGATGACCAAGAAGACGATTCAGGCCCGCGACTTCATGTCGCTGACCAGCCGGCAGATGACGGCCGAGGGCTACATGGTGGCGCCCGGCAATCTGGCGCGCACCGGCGTGCAGGACTACCGGGCCTACGAACTCGGCCTCGACGCCGACGGCATGGACCCGATGAAGGTCATCCGGCTGCACCGGCCGCCCGAGGAGGTTTTCGACACGGCCAGCATGGCCAGCTTCGAAAGCAAGCCGATCACGATCGAGCACCCGCCCGTCGCGGTGACCGCCGACAACTGGACGGAACTCGCCAAGGGAGAAGTGCGCGACGTGGCCCGATCCGGCGACCTCATGACGGGGACGCTGCTGATCAAGGCGAAGGACGCCATCGAGGCGCTGCAGTCCGGCAAGGCGCAGCTCTCGAACGGCTACACCTTCGAACTCGACATGACGCCCGGGACGACGGCCGACGGCCACGCCTACGACGGCGTCCAACGAAACATCCGCGGCAACCACGTAGCACTGGTGGATGCCGCGAGGTGTGGTTCGGCTTGCCGAATCGCTGATTCTCAACCCAACCTGGAAGGAAAAACGATGGCTGACGCAAAACGCAAAGTCACCGTCGACGGCATCCCGCTGGAGGTGGAAGACACCGCGGCGGAAGTCATCGACACCCTGATCAAGCAGCGAAACGAGGCGCGTGATGCGCTGGCCCCGCTGCAAGCCAAAGCTGCCGAGGCCGATGGCCTGAAGGTTGCGCTCGACAAGGCGCACGCCGACATCGAAGCCCTGAAGAAGGACGTCGTCACCCCCGAAGCCCGGGATGCGATGGTCGCCGAGTGGGCCAAGCTGATCGGCGACGCCAAGCGCCTCGTCCCCGACCTGGCCACCGACGGCAAGACCTGCCTCGCCATCCGCCGCGAGGTGATCGGCACGCTGGTCGGCAAGGATGCCACCGCCAAGGCCGTGGCCGATGCCGTCCTGGCCGGCAAGGCGCTCGACAGCGCTGAACCCGAGGTCGTACGCGCCACCTTCAACGCTCTGGCCGCCGCGGTGAAAACCGAGGCCAACGACGCCGAAGTCAGCGCCAACGATGCCGCCGTCGCCGATGCCCTCACCGGCGCCGGCAAGGCTGCAACCGATTCCAAGACTGAACTGACTGGCCGCGACAAGTTCCTGGCCCGCCAGTCGCAGGCCTGGCAGCAGTAACCGAGATCAACTTTCCAACCTGAAGGAGATTGGCAATGTCCAAACCCGACCTGAGTTCCTATGGCGGTCGCCTCCGTGACCTCGGTTACGCAGGCCAGATCGTCGATACCAACCCCGCGACCATCGAGTCGAAGATCAACGAAGCCGCCACCGCGATCGACTTCGGCGTCGCCGTTGCCCGCGGCGCTGCCGACGACACCTGCAAGGCACCGACCGCCGACGGCAACCTGCTGATCGGCATTTCCGGCCGCCACGCAATTCGCCCGGCGGATTCCTCGAACAACGTCACCTACGCGCAGCGCGACTCGGTGCCCATCGTCCGCGACGGCTATGTCTATGCCACCGCCTACGAGAACGCCACCCGCGGCGACACCGCCATCAGCGTGACCGCCCAGAACGGCAAGATTGGCTCCACTACCGGCGGCGCTGCCGGTGCTGGCCGTATCGCTCTGGACGGCACCAGCGGCAAGCCGAAGGTGACGTGGGAGACCACGACCACCGCCGGCAACATCGGCATCCTGCGCGTCTCCAGCTAACCCTCGACGCAACTCAACGCATGAGGCCACCTCCGGGTGGCCTTACTTTTTCCAGAAAGGGAAATCCATGCCTATCAAGAAAATCCAGCTGGGCGACGGCCGCGTGGTTGCGGTCGATGAAGCCCGTTATGCAGCCTTCGATGCGCTGCGCTCCCATCCCGGCCTCGCCGGCCTGATCGTCGGTGACGGCATCGTCGCCCGCGACGCCCAGGAAGCGCTGGCCTTCATCGTCTCGCAGCTCGCCTACACCGAGTCGCAGGTGTTCGAACGGCAATACACGCCGATGCAGTACGAGCAGCTGCTGCCCATCAGCTACGAGGCCGGCGAGTTCGCCGACTCGATCCGCTACGAGATTTACGACTACGCGGGTCGTGGCAAGCGCACCTCCGGCAAGGGCCGCGACATCAATCTGGTCGATGTGGCCTACGCCGACAAGTCGTTCCCGGTTCTGAACGGCGACATCGGCTACGACTACACTACCGAGGAGCTGCGCCGCACGGCCTTCCTGCGCCGTCCCATCAGCGAGCGCAAGCTGGCCGCTGCCATCGACGGCTACCGCCGCCACATGAACGACGTCGGTCTGTTCGGCGAGTCCTCGTCCGGCATCACCGGCCTGTTCAACAACGCCAACGTGCCGCAGGGCAATGCCCCGGTCGGTGCCTGGCAGACCGGGCCGAAGACGCCGGCGCAGATCCTCTCGGACATCAACACCCTGATCCTGAACGTCTGGACCAACACGGCCTACAACGACCAGGTGACGGACATCGTGATGGCCCCGGGCGCCTACGCCTACATCGCCAGCACCCCCCGTTCCGACAACAGCGACAAGACCATCCTGCAGTACATCAAGGAGAACAACGTCGCCAAGGTCGAGCGCGGCCAGGAAATCCGCTTCCAGCCCGGCTTCGGTCTGGACACCGCGGGCGCCGGCAGCACCCGCCGGATGATGGCCTACGTGAAGTCCGACACCCGGCTGGTGATGCACGTCCCGCTGGCGCTGCGCTTCCTGGCGCCGCAGCTGGTCGGCCTGTCCGTGCAGGTGCCGGGCGAGTACAAGTACTCGGGCGTGGAGTTCCGCTACCCGAAGTCCGCGTACTACATGGACGGCATCTAAGCCGGCCGGAACCAACCACAGCGGGCGGCCCTTCGGGGTCGCCCGTTTCCACTTCAGGAGCAAGGAAACATGGCAAAGATCACCCTCGAAAACACCCGCGAGCACGACATCACCATCAACGCCACCGGCGAAGACGGCGTCGTGCAAGTCACCGTCCCCGGCGCCCGTCAGGACCCGGCCGACAAGAACAAGCTGGTCCATGGCCGCGCCGAGGCCGACGACGCCTTCGTCACGGCCGCGAAGAAGAACCCGGTCGTCTCGCACTACTTCGACGAGGGCTGGCTGCGCGTCGCCAAGCAACCGGCCAAGCAGGCGCAGGACGCCAAGCAACCGGCCAAGGAGTAACCGGCCATGACCCCGTCCGAATTCAAGACCCAGTTTCCCGAGTTCGCGGCCGAGACCGACGCACGTGTCCAGCTCTTCATCGACCGGGCCGCGCCGTACTTCGACGTGGATCGCTGGGGAGACCTCTACCCGGACGGGGTCGCCTACTACGTCGCCCACGAGCTGGCGCTGGCCAACGCGCAGACCGCCCAAGGCGGAAGCGTCCAGGCCATGACCAACGACACGCTGACCAAGAAGGTCGGCGACGTGCAGGTGACCAAAGACACCGGGCTGCTGGCCAAACAAGCCGACAACCCGTTCTATCGCACCCTCTACGGCCAGAAGTACATCTACCTCCGCCGCCAGGTGGGTGCCGGCGCGCTCTCCGTATGAGCAAGTTCGCTTCTGTATCCATGAAGGTGCTCAAGGACATCGACCCGAAAGCAATCGACAAGCTGAAGCAGCGCCTCGTTGGTGACAACAAAGTCGTGAATGTCGGCGTGCCGGAAGGGAAGCGCGAGGAGGACGGCACACCGGTGGCGATGATTGCCGCTGTCCATGAATTCGGCTCGCCGTCGCAGGGCATCCCTGAGCGGCCGTTCCTGCGGGTGGCCGTGCAGAAGAACAGCAAGAAATACGTCCGGCTGAACCGGATCAACCTGGTGAAGATGCTGCGCGGCCAGATGAGCATGGAGCAGGCGCTGGGACAGCTCGGCGAAATAGCCAAGGGCGACGTCCAGACCGAAATCCGGAGCGGCGACTTCACGCCGCTGGACCCGAAGACCATCGCAGCCCGTCGGCGTGCCCGCAGCAGCGCCTACAACAAGTCGTTGCAGAAGAAGGCGGACGCCAAGGGCGGCGGAGCAGGTCCGATTGATCGCCCGCTGATCGACACCGGCCAGATGGTGCAGAGCATCCAGTGGGAACTGGGAGGCAAGGAACATGATTAACGTCGCCGAACTCATGCGCGACCCCGATCTGGTGCAGTCGTTTCAGATCGAGCGCGCCGGGGGCGCCTTCGACGAGGGCGAGTGGGTGCCGAGTGCGCCGACCGTCCTGAACATGGTCGGGATCGTGCAGCCGGCCAAGCGCGAGGACCAGCTGGCCATCCTGCCGGAGGGTTCCCGCCTCGGGAACATGATCGTCGTCTTCTGCGATCAGGAACTGCGCATCGACAACGCGCAGGACCAGCGCAGCGACGTCGTCGTCTGGCACGGCAATCCCTACCGGGTCGTGGCTTCCAAGCACTGGTCAGATCACGGCTACTGGCAGGTCTGGGCGGAGGGCTTCGTGCGATGACCGTCGATGACATCAACAAGCTGATCCGGAAGTTCGTGCGCGAGACACTCGGCATGCCTGACAACTCGGTGCGGAAGGCAAATCAGACCGCGCCGACAGGCCCGCAGGACGAGCAGTTCGCCACCGTGCTGATCACGGTGATCGACTCGACCGGCGAAGACGACCGGCACCTGGCCAACGAGGCGGCACCGTCGCTCAACGTTTCCGAGACCCTGATCGGACAGCGCCGATTGGTGGCCTCCATCCAGTTTTTCAGGGGCGACGCCTACACCAAGGCATGCCGGCTGAACACCCTTCTGTCGATGTCCAGCTGCGTCGACAAGCTGCAGGCCATCGGCCTCGGGCTTGTCCGGGCATCGCCAGCGCGAAACCTGACCGGCGTCATCGACGCCGGCTGGGAGGATCGAGCGCAAATCGATCTCGAGTTCCACCTGGTGGCGAAGGAAGTGCAGAGCGTTCCGACCTACGGGACGTTCCCGATTTCCGTCTCCACTGGTTCTTCAACCACTTCAAGTGAGGTAACAGCACCATGACCATCCCCGTCTCCAAGGTAGTCAAGGTCAGCATCCTGTCGAGCCCGACTTTTCCGAAGCGTAAGGGGTTCGGTCTGCTGCTGATCATCGGTAACAGCACCAAGCTCCCCGTCGGCAACCGCATCCGCTTCTACTCCGACATGGACGGGGTCGCGGCTGACTTCTCCAGCACCGATGAGGAATATCTGGCCGCGCAGGTCTTCTTCAGCCAGGCGCCGCGCCCGACCGAGCTGGCCATCGGCCGGCGCTTCGACGTGGCCGCCCCGGGCGAGCTGCTCTGCTCGGTCAATTACGACCCGGTGATCGCCAACTGGCAAGCCATCACCAACGGCGGCTTCGACATCAAGCTGGACGGCGTG